GGGTCGTCTGGGTCGTCCTCGACGGCGACGAAGAGGTAGCCAACGATGTCGACCCAGTACGGCATCGAGTTGCGGATGGCGCCCTGCATGTACGGTCGGATCTTACCCGCGTCGTCGCGGGCGGACTCGGCCAAGAACACCACCGTGGTGACGGGCACCGCCTCCTTCAGGGTCAAGTCTCGGTAGGATCGGATGAGTGAGTCCATCTTAATGAGCAGCGCGCCCCAGTCGCGGATCTGCATCTGCTCTTCGCCGACCAGGTTGGCCTTGCACCGCCGCTGGATCTCGGTGATGCTGTCGACGACGACCGTTCGGAAGTCGTGGGGCGCCTGGGTCAGCAGCTTGTACACCTGCGGCAGGATTCCCCAGTCCGTCACCATCACGTGGCAGACGTCCCAGGTTCCGTCGTGACGCGGTGGCTTATCCGTCATTGGGTTCCACTCGCGCACCCGGATCGGCTTGCCGCGGAACCCGCGCGTCTTAAGGAACCGCCAGCCACCCTCCGCGTCGAGGACGAGGATCGGCAGCGGCGCCGTCGAGGACAAGGTCGTCTTACCCGTCTTGGAGGACGCGTGGATGAGGATGCTCAGACGATGCTGTGACTTAGAAGACACGTTCCACCATCTTCCAAATGATCAACTTTGGACGATCGGTTCGCCAGATGTCGTTTTGGTTAGCACTGACGGCGGTGTACTCGATCGTGCCTGAACGACGTCGGTACCCACGGTGAACCGTGAAGCTCTTTGGCAGAGTCTTGCGGTATGCATCCCACTGATCAGCGCTTATGCCTGGCCGAAGTCTATACTTGCTCATAACAGTTTGCCGCTTCTTCATTTTACTTCTCCTCATAGTACTCGAGCGGATCGTGGACGCGGTAGTACTCTTCGAGCAACGCCTCGACGCGTGACCCGTCATCGAACATCGGGCACACGCCGATGAAGTCGCACTTCCACGTGCAGTCGGGTCCGGGATTCGGGTACGCGACGGCGGTCGGATCATCACCGCGGTCGAGCGCCTCCTGCACGTCGAGTATGTCTTCAGACTCTGATACTACCCGACGTAGCATCGAGTTAATCTCATAGGAGTTGTGAGGAACGGGGATGCGCTCGTAGAACGGCGGCTTAGCGGCGGGTGTGCGCTTGACCTTGCGGAGCATGTTGTAGAGAGCGCCCGCGCACCTGTCTTCATTGGCCGGATCCTGCAGCCACTCGAGCATGTGGTAGTGGAGCATCTGCTCGTCGATCGGCAGGAGTCGCGCCTTCTGCACGAAGTCCGAAACGGTCTTGTGATCGATGAACATCCGAACGCCGTCGGTCCGGCGCTGGACCCTGACGTCGAGCTTGCCGATCATCCGGACCTCGATGGGTTGGTGGTTTAGCTCGGTGTCCTTGATGATCGTGGCCTCGATGTACGTCTCGGGTGCGATGACGTCGAGGTCCGCGTCCTCCCCCGTGTTCGCCAGCCAGTCGACGTAGCCGGCGATCATCGCGCGCTCGAGGTTGGCTTGCTGGTCGTACTTCTTCTGGAACTCCGCGGTGAATCCCTCTTGTGTGTGGTAGGTCCAGTCCTCCGTGATGAACCGTTCCAGCGCCAGGCGCGGGTCCATCGGCGTGTAGCCCTGCGGCACGTAGTACATCTTAAGCGCGCGGTGCACGCGGTTGCCCACGGCGCGCGCGCCGATCGGCGACTCCTTCTTAAGCTCCAGGCCGCGGTACCATCCCAGCCACCACTTACGTCGGCACTGCTTGAACGTCATGATCTCCGAGTTGGAGATGAGCCTGACGCCCTCCCTGCGCTCGGGTCCGCCGCCGGCCGTTGGTATCGACAGCGGCTCGACGGACTGTGCCTCAGGATGCGTTGGTAGCTGCTCGACCAGCGTCAGGATCGGCAGGTCCAAGCTGCCCTCGTCCGGAATGCTGTCCGGTATGACCGGGTGAACGACCGGGTTCGAACCCGTGGACTCGCGTGTGGCGTCGAAGAGTGGGTTCGGCGAGTCAGGATCGATCTGCGGCTCAGGTAGCAGCACGTGACGGATCGCCTCGAGGTGCTCGGCGGCCAGCTGCTTGCCGTTCTCCGCGCCCCACACCCGGGACTCGGTAAGACCTGAGAGATCGGCCAGACGCTTGCGGCTGAGACCTCGCTGCTCGCGCAGGGCGCGAACGTCGAACGTGGCGATAGGCATGCTTAGGCTCCAATGTGCGAGTTGATGATGCGTGTGTACTCGTCATCCAAGTCGGCGGTCTCAACGCCGCGAGCGGCGAGAAGTTCCTTGTCTCGCCGGATCTCCTCGAGGCGGTTCAGCTTGTCATACAGCCGCGGGATCTGCTGCCGGTCCTCGACGGTGTCGCGGGTGACAACGTCGATGATCGTGATGGCCTCGTGACGCTCCGAGCCGATGCGGTGAACGCGGTCCTCGGACTGCATGACGTCGACCATCGACCACGACCGCTGGAGAAACACGATCGTGTCGGCGCGGGTCAGCGTGATGCCGGTGCCGCCGGCCTGCACGGTGAACAGCAGGACGCGGATCCGCCCGTTCTGGAAGGCCTCCTTGGCGTCGTCACGCTCGAACGTGGTCTGCTTACCGGTGATCAGGCCGTACGGGATCTTCAGCTTGTCGAGCCGCTTAGCCGCAAGTTCGATCAACTTACGTGACATCGCCGCCACAACCAGTGGCTTATCGCCGAGGTCATCGAGGATCGCGATGAGTTCATCCACCTTCGGACTTGGGTCGACCGGTGTGACGATCGTCTCCGCCGGCTTATCCGGGTCCGGTGTCTCGACGGTGCAGTATGATGACGCGAGCTGCATCAGTCGAACCTGCACGGCCAGCTGGGTCGGCGCGGCCAGGATGTGCTCGCCGCCCAGGACCGTGATGTAGTCGCGCTCCATTTGGTCGTAGGCGGTCTTCTGCTTCGGTGTCATCTCGACGTAGCGGATCTGCCTGATCTTCGACGGAAGCTGTGGCAAGACGAGTTCCTTCGGCATGCGGCGGAACCGTGGGTCCAGGATCTTGAAGAACTCCTCACGGTGCTCGGGTGAGATGCCGATGACCGTGAGACCGCCGTACGGCGCCCAGGTCTGCAGGCAGTACCGGTCGATGAACTTCGACCGGCTGCCGTTCGGGAAGTCGGTCGGCGCCACGGCGTGCATGATGGACCACAGGTCCGACGGGTCGTTGGCGATCGGCGTCCCGGTCAAGGCCCAGCGGCGGCGCACCGACGGCTGGTGACAGACCGCCCACACCGCGCGGGTCTGCTTGGCCTGCGGGTCCTTGATGCGGTGCGCCTCATCGACGATCACCGTGTTGAAGGGAAAGCCGTTTAGCGTCTTCGGGTGAACCTCACATAGAGATGCACGCAGACCTGCGTCACCCGTGGAGGAACACTCGCGGCAAGCGCGAAGACGTACGCTGCCGTACGGAGCAAGTCGCGAGTAGAGACGGACAGACTCGATGTTAATGATGACGAGCGCCGTCGGGTCCGCCTGTGCTTGGGCAAGAAGACGCTCCTTCACCTTCGGTGTTCCCGTGATGACGTACGGTGTGGCCTCAAGCTCAAACTTCTTAAGCCACGTGTTGGCCTCGCGCTCCCAGGTCGTCTTAACCGAGTTGGGGCAGATCACCAGGGCGGGAAGACCGTTCGGGACCCGTGATAGCGCGGCCAGCGTTGTGATGGTCTTACCGGTTCCCATGTCATCCGCCAGCAGCGCGTCACCCGCCGCGTCGAGGAACTCCATCCCGACCTGCTGGAACGGATACAGCGGTATGTCGTACGGTCGGTCGGGTTCGGTCTGCAGGCGAAGCTTCAGCGCTGGGTTGATGCGGTTGAGCTTCTCCTGGCGGGCCCACTCGTTCAGCTTCGGTCCAACCTCCAGCCGGTTTGAGAACACGCCGCGCAGGGTGACGCAGCTGGCCCAGGTCACGGGCAGGTCCCAGGCCGTGTCGACCGCGTTCCAGCGGACACCCGGCACGGACTTGATCAGCTCCTTCTCGTTCCACTGCGTGTAGACCCGGATCACGGGTCCCTTATCGGTCACACGGATCTCGGCGCTCGGCATCAGTTCCACACCGCCGATTTGAGCATGAGTCGCACGACCTCACCCGGGTCGGAGGTGATGAGTGCCAGGAGAAGGTGGCGCTTGGCGTCGTTGGCGTGACGCATCCCGCGCTGGAACCAGCCAAGCTTCTTCAGCTTGGCGTCCGTGCAGACGTTCTTGGCGTCCGCCGCGGTCTGCAGCTTGGTGATGATGTCGAACTCACGGCACAGGTTGATGACCGCGCCGATCAGCTCGAGGGCGTCATACTGCGGCGAGTGCTTGACGGTCTCTTGACCGATGATGAACCGCTCGATGACGACGATCGGCTTCACGTGTGCCGCCACGGCGCCGTTTAGCATGCCGCGAAGGAAGGACACGACGTCCTGGTGATCCACCTCCAGGCCGACGCAGTCGCCGCTCTGACAGTAGTGAGCGATGCCGGTCGTGAACCCGGGATCGATCGCGATGACGCAGGGTCGAGTCTTCACAGGTCCTCCTTGAGACCCCACCGCTTACCCGAGGCCACGGAGGCCGAGATGGGTACGGCGTAGGATGTGTCGTCGTTCATGTTCTCTCTCAGCAACTTCACAACCTCAACGACCTGGTCGCCCGGGACGTCGAGGACGATCTCGTCGTGGACCGGCACCACCATAAACTCGCCCAGACCCGCGGCGTCGCACCGTAGCAGGGCCTGCTTGAAGATCTCGGCGGCGGATCCCTGAATGAGGTAGTTCACCAGCGCGTAGATCTTATTGGTGTCGGCCACGTGGTGTCGGCCGGTGACCGGTGACTTGGCGTACGGAACGCCCTCGTCGCGCTGGCGCTGCCACGCCCGGATCTCGACCTCCTTCTGGAACCGCGACACGTTCGGGTAGATCGCGTCGAACTGCTGCTTCACGACCTTCACCTGGGACTCGGGAACGCCGGCGGTGAGCGCCATCTTAGCGAGTCCCGCGCCGTAGATCTGGGCGTACCCGACGTTCTTCGTGATCGAACGGCGTGGGTCCTTCTTCGTTAGGTTGGGATCCTGAAAGATGCGCCGCGCCAGCTCCACGAAGAAGTCGTCCGGTGAGTGAAAGGCCTCGATGAGTCCCGGGTCCTGGGACATGTGCGCCAGCAGCCGCATCTCGATCTGGTCGAAGTCGCACATCACCAGCGTGCCGTCGCCGTCATACCGCGTGGTGATGCAGTTGCGGATCGTCTCGGCGTCGCGGTTCGACTCGGACTTACGCGGTAGGTTCTGGAGGTTCGGCCGCTCCATCGACATCCGCGACGTCCGAGCGCCCAGCGTGTTGATGCTCGGGTGAATAAGTTCGTGCGTGTCGTACTCCGTGGCGAAGTGTCGTAGGTAGGTTGATGCCAACTTCTGCCGCTGCCGACGTCGCAGGACCATCTGC